GCCTTATGCTCCCTACGCGACGCCGAAGGATGTTCCGCCCCCAGCCGTAAACATCACGTCGCCGAAGATCGAAGTGAAGGGCGGGGGTAGTGGATCCAGCGCAGCACCGGAGATCCATCTCCCAGGCGTGCCGCGCATGATGCAGATGCCGGGCTTCGATGCCAAGGACTACATGAAGCCGACACCGGAAGCGGCGCCTTCGGTCGTGAACAACGGCGGCACTAGCAAGTCGGTGAGCCAGACCATCCATAATCAGACAACGATCCACGGCGCGGAAAACCCGCGTCAGGCGGCGTCGATCATGGAGAGCGCGTTCGGCCGGATGCACAATCTGGCCTTGGCCAACGCCCAGTCTGCCACCGTGTAGGCGCCCAGCGTCAGTCTTGGTTGAAGTAGGCGCTGGACCGCGAGCAACCGTCTCGGTCGCACACATAGGCGCCAGTTTCGGTTTTCATCCAGCACGGCCTCTTGGGCGTCTGGTTCTGCTCGACGACGGCGACCTTGTCGGCCTGCCAGCGAGCCACGAAGTCGGCTGAACAGTCAGCGGTCGGCTTCTCCCTCGCAAGAGCGGGGATGGCCGAAACGGTGATGATTACAGCGGCGAGAGCGTAGCGCATCGCGCCAAGATAGCGATGCGCGCGCGCCTGCCAAGAGGACGACGATGGCCGATCGCTCAATCGACATCCGCGAACGGTTCGAGGACCAGACCGAACTGCTGGAAACGGTGGTCGATGGCGTCCTGTCCCGGCTTCCCAAAGCTGGCCCTGTCACGCTGGCTGAGGACAGCAAGGACGGGCACACCGCCAAGCTGCAGCCGACGACAAAGGCGGTCATTCGCAAGCCGGACGGTACGACAGAAGAAGTGACCCTGCCGGTGATCCCCGACGTGCCGGTCCACTTCATGGGCGGCGGCGGTATCACCACCACGTTCGGCCTCAAGTCCGGCAACGAGGGGTTTAGTGTCCCGGCCGCGCTCGGCATTGATGGTTGGCATCAGCAGGGCGGCGTGCAGTCGGCCGGTGACACCCGACAGCATGCGATGTGGGATGCCGTCTTTATCCCCGGCGTGCGCTCAGATCCGAACAAGCTCAAGGGCGTCTCGCCCGACAGCACCCAGACCCGCACCGACGACAAGCAGTCCGTCCACGACGTGAGCCACACGGCGATCACGACGGTTCGCGAGGACAGCGCTCATCAGGTTAACGGCATGGCGATCCAGGCTGAGAAGGGCGGATCCCAGCACGTGGTGGACGCCAAGACGATCCAGCACGTCGCCTCAAAGATCCTGCTGAACTGCTGATGGCCGGAGGGATCGCACTACCTCAGGCGCTGCAGCTCATCAGCGGCGTGCCCTTGATGAAGGTGGCCTCAGTCTTCGCCGAGAAGCTGTCGATCACCAAGCGGCTCGACGGCGGCGCTGGCCTTCAGGGCTTGATGCAGAAGGTGTTGCAAGATGGCAATCTGTCGTCGGTGATGCAGAACCCGATGGCTTCCTTCACGCAGGGCATCCAGGGGCAGTTGCCCGGTCTCGTGTCGCAGCTTCAGGGTATGGCCGGGGGCGGCCCGGCTGGGCTGATCTCTGCCCTCACCGGCAGTTCCGGTCTCGGCAACGCCATGGGCGCGCTACAGGCATCGGGCGACAACCTCGCCGGCCTGACCAACGGCGCGCAGGGGTTCTTCGCCATGCTCGGCCACGCCAACACAGCCGACATGGCTGGGACTGGCTTGCCGGCCTCGGCAGCAATGAGCGCGGTTACGGCGCCGCTCACGCAAGACGGCTTCCTCGGTGGCATCGCTCAGACCCTCCCGCAGGTAGTGTCTCAGGTAGTGTCCGGCGCTATGGCTCCGGGCGACGCCACCAATTACGTCCTCGGTCAGATCGCGGCGGTTGGCAGCGTCACTGCCGGCTCGGCTGGCGCTCTCGCCTACGGGGCGCAGATGCACCCGCTGATCGCCACGGTGTCGAGCGTTGCGGGCGCGCTGGCTATCCCGCCGACCTTCGATGCCGATGGATATCGCCAAGAAGGGGTCGCCACGGGCTTTCAGGGGGTTCTGGCCTCCATTGTCCAGCCGGGACCGTCCGCAGCCATAGCGACCTCTCTGGCGGCTCAGATCGCCCATACCGTGCACGATGTGGTGGACACGGCCGCGATGACCTCGCTCGGGGACGATTGATGCGCGTGCGGAAGGTCGATCCTGTCTCCGGCGACATGCAATTTGGGGGCGACCAAGCCTCCATCTGGCGCGATGTGCCGGAAGCGGTAGGGCAGGTCGTCGAGAGCCGGCTGAACCTCTGGCAGGGGCAATTCTGGCTCGATGCCTCCGAGGGCACGCCCTACGAGCAGGAAGTGCTGGGCCGCCGCACGGAAGGCCTCCGCGACCCCGCCCTGCAGGCCCGCATCCTCGACACGCCCGGCGTCGTCGAGATTGAGGCCTACAGTAGCGTGCTTGACCGCCAGACCCGAGCCCTGACCGTCGCGGCCACGATCCAGACCGTCTACTCACGCGGCTACCTCGCGGGCGCCGGGGCGAACACCGCCAACATCACCGTCAAGGTGGAGAACGGTCGCTAGCATGGGCTCCACCCCCGTCTGCCAGATCACGGCTGCCGGCTGCGTCCGCCCGACGTTCGCAGACTGCCTCGTCTACGTGCAGGGCTCGTATCGGGCGATCTATGGTCAGGACATGGTCTTGGACGCGTCGTCCCAGGACGGCCAGTTCATGGCCTTGCTCGCCAACGCGATCCACGATGCAAACGGCGAGACGCTGGCCGCTTACAACGCCTATTCGCCATCCACGGCGCAGGGTGCCGGCCTCTCGTCGGTCGTCAAAATCAATGGCATCCGGCGCAAGAGCCCGACCTACTCGACCTGCGACTTCCTCAACGTCGGTCAGGCCTTCACGCAGATCACGGGCGGCGTCATCACAGATGCGGCCGGGTATCGCTGGTCGCTGCCGGACTTCGTCATTCCGGCGACTGGGCAGATCCTCGTCACCGGCACCTGCCAGACTATCGGAGCCATCGCCCTCTCTGCGGGTGCGGTGGATACAGCCAACGGCAAGGGCTCTATCGCCACGATCCAGCGCGGCTGGCAGTCGGTCATCAACCTAAGCGCCGCCACTGCCGGCAACCCTGTTGAAACGGATAGCCAGCTTCGGCAGCGACAGGCTCTCTCCACCGCCCTGCCGGCGCAAACTCTGATTGAAGCCATGGCTGGCACGCTCTGGGCCATCTCGGGCATGTCACGGCTTCGGGTCTATGAGAACGACACCGGCGTCACGGATGCCAATGGTGTCCCCGGCCACTGCATCTCCGTTATCGCGGACGGTGGGGATGCCGAAGCCATCGCCAAGGTGATTGCCGCCAAGAAGTCGCCGGGCGTCGGTACCTACGGTGACGTGCTGTTCACACTGACGGATGCCTACGGGATCCCGAAGCCGGTTCGGTTCTCTCGCCCGACCCTGACACCCATCGCTTGGTACGTCACGCTGCGTCCGCGCCCGGGGTACACTATGGACGTGGCGGCCCAGATCCAAGCCTCGCTGGCGGCCTACACCAATGCGCTTGGCATTGGCGCCAGTCAGGCGCTGAGCGGAGGCTATCCGGCCGCCAATCTCACCGGGCAGGCGTCCGCGTCCGCCTTTGAGATCGTCGGGCTGCGCGCGGCGCGAACCGACACCAGCAACGACGCCTATGGTGACGTGGTCTGCGCCTACGATGAGGCGCTGACGTGCGCCCCCTCCGATGTCGTAATCACCACGGTTGCGAACTGACCATGGCTACGAAAACCGCTGACGACTACGTCAGCCTCATCACGCCGTGGCAGAGCACCAAGGCGCGGTTCGTCGCGACGGTACGGGCGGGCGTGCAGCCCTACGCGGATGCTCAGGCCATCATCGCCTCGCTGCCAGGTGCGTTCGATCTGGACGATGCGATTGGGGCTCAGCTCGACGCAACGGGTCAGTATATTGGGCCGACGCGGTACGTGCCGCTTCCGATCATCACCGGGTACTTCTCGCTGGACGTTGAAGGGCTAGGCCTCGATCAAGGCGTACTGCGTGAAGCGTATTCGGACGCCACGACCATCGCGGCTCTTGATGACGATATCTACCGCCGACTTCTGTACGCCGTTGTGTTGGCGAACCATTGGGATGGCACTATCCCCGGCGCGCAGGCCGTTTTTGACGCGTTCTTCACCGATCCTGAGACGCATGTCTTCGTTCAAGACAACGCTCAGGCCCCGTACCCGTACACATACTTTTCACTCGATGTTTCAGGTCAGGGCCTTGACGAAGGTCTGATCTATATCTCAGGCGCAGCGAGCGCTGTCAGTCAAGCATCCGTAGATGTCTCGATGACAATCGGGATTTCAGGCAAGATACCGGCCCCAGTTTATCTTGGTCTGATCATCCAGAACGCATTGCGCATAAAGCCTGGCGGCGTCGAGACTAATTACGCGGTGACCACAGTCGATGGAGCCGCGCTGTTCGGCCTCGATGTCGAGAACGAGTTTGTTGCCGGCCTTGATGTCGGAGCGATCGGCGCGAGCCCATCGGATCTCCTCGCCGCCTAGCCGGTCTGGTTCCCCTAACTTTCTTGAGAGATCAGAATGGCTGGCACGAACCAGTTCTATCCGATTGCGACCGACAGCAGTGCGAACGTGCTGTCGAACGCAAGCTGGCAGGCCTCAAATACGCGGCAGACTGGGTTCCGTTCTGGGATCATGCCGTCGAACGGGCTCAATGTCGCTTTGCGGCAAGGAACGGTGCTGAGTTCGGCCATTGGCGCATTCATCGCCCAGCAGGGCTACGACGCGCTCGACAACGGCGATCTAGCCACGCTGACCGCGAATTTCAGGGCCGCCCTGAAGACGGTTGTTCTGAACACGCCCCAGAGAAACAATACGGTTTCTTACACGACGAATGGCGCCTTCTCGTGGACCGTCCCGGCAGGGGTGTCCTTTGTCTACGTGCGCCTTGTCGGGGCCGGCGGCGGGGCCTGCGGGGGCAACAACGGCAACAACTATTCCGCCGGCGGCGGCGGCTCCGGCGGGTATTCTGAAGGCTGGGTCGCCGTCAATCCCGGACAAATCATCAGCATCATTATTGGTAAGGGCGGGACGGCGGCAGGCGGTGGCAACCCGACTATCGCAGGCGGCGGCGGCTCAACGAGTTTTGGGTCGTACATTTCAGCCACCGGGGGCGGCGGCGGAAAAACTGGATCCAACACTTCAGCAGGCGGCGCCCCTGGTCTGGGGTCCGGGGGGCAATTCAACGCCTACGGCTCCCCGGGCGGTGACGGCAACCCGTACAATGCCCAGGCCCAAGGCGGCTACGGCGCCGCTTCAGCGTTCGGTGGTGGAGGCCGAACCTCAACGGACGGCATTGACTCTGCCGGTCGAGCCTCTGGTTCAGGCGCTGGCGGCGTGTGGGGCAACACTGGATCCGCAGGCTTCTTCGGGTCGCCGGGCGCGGACGGCGCTCTCTACATCCAATACTGAGGACGATCTCCCATGGCTGATAAGTTCTGGGCACACCACCTTGACGGTGTGGTGTGCGAGCCGCTGATCGTGCTTGATGCGGCTCTCGTCCCGGGCACCGACGTGTTCCGGCCTGAGATTGCGGCGAATATGGCCGATGTCACCGCGTTGGATCCTCGCCCCGACATCGGCTGGACGACCGCAGACGGCGGGAAGACCTTCAGCGCGCCTGAGCCCGCCCCGGCTTCCGTACCGAGCAGCGTGTCGAGCGCGCAGGCAAAGATCCAGCTTCTGCGTACACCGGGCTCGGCTGACGGCAAGACGCTACTTGATGATGTCGCGGGGGCTGTTCAAAAAGCCGGCGGCGAAGTCGCTATCTGGTTCAGCGATGCTCGGACGTGGGAGCGCGCTAACCCCTACGTCGCGCAGCTCGGCAAGAGCCTGAAACTGAAAGCGGCCGACATCGACGCGCTGTTTTCCGCCGCTTCTCAGATTGCAGCCTGACGGCTCCAGTGACCCAGATCGCCAACCTGCCTCAGATCGACGGAACGCGCACGGCGTTCACGATCGCCAAGAATGCGCGGTTCCAGTTCTCGATCGCGTTCCCGTTCCCGGCCGGTCCGCAGGTGCCTCTCGTGGCGGTGTGTGCGATCGTAGCAGGTAGCGCGACGCTTGCGGGACTGCCTACCGGGACGGTCGCCGCGCTTGTCACGGGGCAGCCTGTGGCAGGCTACGGCATTCCTGATGGAACGATTATCGCGGCGATCCCGTCAGCGACCTCTGTGACGCTCTCGGCCGCGGCTACGCAGACCGCCGCCGCGATCGGTCTGACTTTCCAGCCGCTGCCGCTCGATATCACTGGCATCTCGTTCCTGATGCAGGTTCGAACCGCCGCCACCAATGCCGGCGTCTACCTTGAGATGTCCACCGACAACGGCCTGCTGATCAACGGCGGCACGAGCGGTGTGTTCGGCGGCGATGCCTCGCCCGATGATATCGCCAGCCTGCCGCTCACCGCTCCTGGGGCGACGCTCGTGACCGACATCGTCGCCACGGCTGCGGATGGTGGCCCGATCAACCTCATGGCCGTGAGCGGGCCTGCCAGCGTCACGGTTCTGCCTGGAGTGTCGCGCTCATGATGACCGCGTTCGCGTTCGTCGGGCAGGCGGATCCGTCCACTGTTTTGCCGACCCAGATCAACCCGGCTGGACCTCCTGGGCGGCAGGGTAGCGATGGCGCCCCCGGAGCGCCTGGTGCTCCCGGTGTGCCTGGAGTCACCCAGGACATCTCGGGCAAGCTCGACACGACCAACTCGCTCACCAGAAGCGGTGCCATCGCTCGGCCCTATCTTGCTCGTGCGCAGGACCAGCCCTGGTCGATCCCGGAGTTCGGCGGCTACGGATCCGCCAGCACAGATCACACGACCCTCGTACAGAAGGCGCTGTCGAGCGGCGAGGTCGATCTGCTCGTCCCGCAGATGACGTTCAACCTCTCGGATGCCGTCTCGCTCGCGACCGTGGGCACGCGCCTGATCGGCAAGGGCGCGGCGTCGGCCTTCGTAAATCGACGCGTGACGGGATCGGCCGCGGGGCCTCTAATCCTGGTGCCGGCTACGGCCACAGATTGTCTGATCCAGGGCGTGGCGCTGCAGGCGGTCGGGGCCGATAAGGTCAACCCGACGATCGGCGCGGGTGACATCAACAGCGTGCCGTATGGCTCGGCGGTAATCGTCTGCGCTGATCGCACGACAGCGCGCGACCTGACCATCTTTGATGCCTGGGACAACGGGCTCGCGGTCGCGGCTGTGCCATACGGGACCGGCGGCGCCGCGGGAGCGCCCGTCGATTTCCTGGCCGAGATGATCCGCACCAGCAACTGCGGCTGCGGCACCCACGTGGCTGGTGGCCCCGGCCGCATCGGCTCCGGCATCAACCTCGTCTCGGCGGCCAACTTCACGGTTGTGGCCTGCATCGATCGCGGTTCCAATGGAGCTGTCACCGTCGATGATGGCGGTGGCGCCAATGGGCGTGTTGCGGCATGTGCCAGCTATCTGTCCGCTCAGAATGGCACGAGCGGCAATCCGATCCAGAGTGCGGCTTTCTACACGGGAGCCAACGAGGTCGAATTCGACGGCTGCCAAGTCTTTTTCCCGGCCGGCGGCGGTTTCTGGCTGGCCGGGGCAGCGACCGTCAAGGGCGGCCTCGTGGTGGGCGCCAACGACTTTGGCATCCTGATCACCCGCAACCACTGCATTATCGACGGTGTGCGGTTCAAGGAGATCGGCTTCCGCAGCGCGAGCAACACGGCGGACGTCATCCGGGTTCAGCCGATCGAGAACATTGACGACCTCGGCATCGAGAACGTGCGGTCGTGGTCAACCCAGGCTAACCTCCCACGCTACGGCTATAATGAGGTGGCCAGCTCCTACACGATCAGCGCCGACGTGTCGGGCCGGCTGCGCGGGCGGACGGCGAATTACCTGACGCAGGGCTTGAGCCGGGCGAGCGATCCCAGGCGTGTCGTCAAGCAACAGCTCGGGCAAACCGGCTACCGCGTCTGGTCTGATGGCGAAATCGAGCAATGGGGCCGCGTCGGTTCATCCGGAACAGATCAGGTCGTGACTTTCCCGATCCCGTTCCCGGCGGCTGTCTGGGACCTGCAGGCGACGGTTCAGGGGGCCTCGTCGAGCGCGACCACCTTTGAGGGCATCTCGACCAGCACTCCAACCCTGACTGGGTTTACCGGCTACCCGCGCTTCAACAATGGCTCAACCATTGGTCATGCCGGCGAGCCCTGGACGTGGCGTGCGCGGGGCAACTGAGCCTCGCTCCTGCCCTTCGCCACGAGCCCGTGGCCTCACCTCCCCACCCCTTCACTCTCTCACCCTGCTCGCCGGGAGCCTGACGCATGGCATTGCCGACTTCAGTCCCCGAGACTGCCGAGAGCGCCTTCCAGCGCGTGCTCGGCACGGCGCAGTCGGTGTCCTCGAACCTGCGTGGCGTCGGCGATCTGATCGCCAACGGCGGTCCCGTGACCATGGACAACCTCATCGGCCTGTATCAGGCGCTCAACGCCTCGCAGGGCGTGGGCGTCTCGATCCAGGGTGTCGAGGGGCTGTCGGACTACGCCAAGGAAAAGCTCGGACCGTCCTACGATATCAACGCCGAGTTCATGAAGTCGATCATCGCGTGCAAGGCGGTCACCGATTGGCTGCTGGCGAACATGCCGAGCGATGGGAGCGGCGGGTTCGTCGGCTGGCAGCATCAGGCCGACAGCACGATCGTTCGACGCGGGGTTGACCCCGCCACGCTCGGCCCGCTCGCGGCGCTGATCTCCGCGGCTTTGGCCACGTTCGTCTGACATCATGGCAACGCGCCCTTGGAGCCCAAAAACTGACCTGCCCGGCATCATTGCCTGGTGGGATGCGAGCCAGGGCGTTGCGTCGCTTACTTGGACTGATGTCATCGCAGGCATCGTCGCGACGGCGCCCTCCGGCAGCCAGCCAACTTTCTCCAGCACGGCCCGCAACGGTAAGCCGGGTCTGCTGTTTGCGGGCAGCCAGTATCTCGCATTTACGCCACCGAGCAGTTTCCCGGCTGGCAGCGTCGTCGGCACAATTGCGCTTTCAGGCTATCTCAATACCACGACAGGTACGGGTCGTTGGGCCTTTGTTTATGGTGCCGGGAATTCATCTGCTGGCCTTGCCCGGTATATTACCCATACAGACCAATATGATACCGCTCGCGGTTACGTAAAGCCAGGAACGAGCGGCAGCAACTCCGGCCTCCAGGCTGCAGAGCTTTGGACCGGCCTAGATCGGTTCGTCGTTTCTCAATTCGGTCCTGGGCAGAATATTTCTGCCAATGTCGATGGGCTATCGACAGAAACATTCACGTCTAGCCCGACGACGAACACAGGCCTCGTCGCGGGGCGCATCGGCGGCTGGGCCTACTACGGCGACAAATGGGACGGCGTCATTCAGCAGATCGTGCTGACGAATGCCGCGCTCAGTGTAAGCGACCGCCAAGCGCTTGAGGGCTGGGAGAGCTGGTACACCGGAAAGAACGGCGCCAACCTCCCCGCCAACCACCCCTACAAAGCCGCCGCGCCGACCGTCACGACGGCGGATACGGGTGTATCCGGAACCTTGGCGTCGACGGAAGCGCTTGATGCCGCTGCTGTCGCGGGTACGATCGCCACGTCAGGCGCAGTGGCGGCCACCGAGTTGCCGGATAGCGCGGCTTTCACCAGTTCGACCGCAATTTC